CAGGAGGCGGGCATTCTGGAGGCTTGCACTCTGATATGACAGTAATACAACTTAATCCCTCTACTGAGTCTAATGGTAGGCAACCTTACCAACAAAATAGGGTATATGATGAAAGAGGAATATCACCTGCCCTAACAAGAAATAATAATGATTTTATTATTAAACAACGCTCACGAGGCAAAAATAAAGGCGCAGATCTCAAAATCTGCCCTACCATATCAAGCAATGCCTTTCAAGAGAATAATCTACTGTGTGGCGTACGCCGCCTTACCGAAATAGAGTGCGAACGCTTGCAAGGTTTTCCTGATAACTGGACACAATACGGCAACTACAACGGCAGAATAAGGCGCATTTCAAAGACAAAACGTTACCAACTCATCGGCAATGCCGTAACAGTGAATATTGTAGAACTCATCGCAAAACGATTAAAAATTACAAGAAATGAATAAAACCCTACACCTCACCATCAAAAAGAAATGGTTTGATATGATACTATCGGGCGAGAAAATCGAAGAATATCGCGATATCAAACCGTATTACAACATTCGCCTTATAGGAAGAGAGTACGACAGTGTTGTATTTCGCAATGGCTATGCTCGTGATGCTCCAAGCCTCACCATAGAATTAAAAACCATACGCTTTGGCACAGGTAAACCCGAATGGGGAGCAGAAGCCAATAAGAAGTACTTCGTGCTATATTTAGGTAAGATTATTAACACTAAAAATATCAACAAATGATAACAGGAATTAAAGAGGGAGCGTTTATTTATTGCTCTAAGGATAATATGCCATATAAACTTATGGGAGTTATTACTGAAGATGGTTTAAACTTATTTCTAAAATTAATAAGAGATTGCTTCGTATTTGAAGGAGTAAGTTGTAACATTAGAGAAGTTTATGATGTAACTACATCACTTATTTGGAATAAAAAAACTGAGTTTAAGAACTTGAAGTTTAAATTAGAATTTATGTTTATAGCAACCAATTCAGAAAAGGTATAGATATGAAAACCTATCTTTTAACACTAAAAATATCAACAAATGAGAACAATCAAAGATTTAACCGTAAAAGTAACCTACAGTGTAGGTTTATCAGATGTAAAAGTGCCTGAAGAGGTAGCCAAACAATTAGAACAAATGGCAGATTATGGATTTTCCATTTGTGATAGTGAAATAAACAAATTTCCTGAAGCTTTTGAATGGTGCAGTGAAAATATAAGTGAGGATGATGCCCTCTACTGGGAATACGAAGTAGAAATTAACTAATAACATTAAAATCACAAAGAAAATGAAAACAATCAAATTTAGAGGATTTAGTATGGCTCTTAATGATTTCGTATATGGTTATTTACATTATTACGAACTTCACGATGAGTATGCTATTGATGATTACGCAGTAAATGAAGACTCAATAAGTCTATTTACAGGACAACACGACAAAAATGGCACTGAAATCTATGAAGGCGACATTCTTGCCCACGATTATGGGGGTTACAGCCTTATTGTGTACCGAGAGGAATGTATGGCATTCTGCCGTATCGATGCCAAAAATGTAGGCAACATCAATGGGTATTACAATCTTCACGAAGAGGCTTGGCGTTCGTGTTTGCAACGCGCAAAAGTTATTGGAAACCAATATGAAAACCCCGAATTGTTAAACTATAAAGAAGAAGATTAGACAATGGAAAATACTTTAATGGTAGAAAAAATCAAAGAATCTGTATTAAAAGATATAACAGAAAAACAAAAAGCAGGAAAATCTATCTCAGAAATATTAGAAGAAAGTAGAGATTTTACAATAACAAATACCTACTACAACAATTTTGTAAATTTAAATAGAAACAATGAAAACAATCCAAGAACTCGTCCCACTCATTCATCAGTGGGCAAAAGAAAGAAAAATTTATGAGCAACTAACGCCCTTTGATGAACTCCTGAAAACCCACGAGGAAGTAGGCGAACTTATCAAGGCGTGTTATGATAACGACAAAACCGCTATTCAGGACGCTATTGGTGATATTCTTGTAACTCTCATTAATTACTGTTATTTTAGGAATGAGAATTTTAACAATGTATTTCTAAATGGATTATCACTACGACCTATTATAGAGGATACTTGTTTAAAACAATCATTCTCAGTAAATAGTATGCTTATTGATCTTTTCAAATTTGAGTGTAATAAGACAAAGTATAATGACAATGAGGATTTTGTTTATGAAGCTATGATCTACTTTGTTAAACATCTCAATGGCTTTACTAAACTACTTAAAGGCACAACCTTAGAAGCCTGCCTAAACATCGCCTACAACGAAATCAAAGACAGAAAAGGCAAAGTTATTAACAGAAAATTTATCAAAAATGGAAAATAACAACTACCCCACTTGGCTTGTCCCTTTGGATATAGCGAAACAACTCAAAGAAATAGGGTTTAATGAACCTTGTTTGGTTACTTACCACGAAGTTTTTGACGAAGAAATGATATTCATCTCATTTGAGGGTGATTCTTGCTACTATTATGCAAATCTCTCAGAATGTAGTCAAAGAACAAATTCTGAAATGGGAAAAGATATCCTCGAAGTAGGTAAACACTATTCTTACGCTTGCTCACTCCCTACGTGGACTGAGGTCTTAGCTTGGTTTCGCGAGCGTGGATACTTATACGCAATAGAGAATGAAATATGTTACGATTTTAAAACCAGAACACAACCTCCTAAAATTAAGTACACCTCTTATTTTGAGACTGTTGGATCTGGCGTAAAACTTCATTCTTGTACAAGTGAATCTTATGAAGAAGCCCGTGAAGAACTCGTAAGAGATCTCATAGAAATATATAGAGAGGAACTTTCAGAGTAAAGTATATTAAAGGCAAAGGGTACAACACTACCTTTTGCCTTTTTTTAGTGCAAAAAAATAATCACATAACTACCTAATAAATATATACTTACAAATGATTGTTATATTTTAAACAAAATGAAATGAAAAAAGTAAGCGAAATACTTGCGTAATTAAAACGCTTGTAGTATCTTTGCAGCGTAAAATTAAAACAAGTAATAACAATTTAAACATTAGGAAAAAATGACAACAACAGACAAAACATTAGGCTTACAAGAATGGGTGAACGACAACAATTTCACCACTGAAACAATTAGCGATGAAGCGATAATCGAGTACATCAAAAACAAATACAGATACTACAATTATGTAGATAGTATCGAAGAAGCTGAACAGCTGTATAACGACTCTATTGATGACCGTGATGAGTGGTTAGAGTTAAGAGCGTTAGACACCCCCGAACGAATTGAAACGTTCTACGTTCAAGGTGTAGAGTTTGAAGGTTATGCTCGATATGATGAGACTTACACAGTAGAGATTGTAGGTATAGCAGACCGTCAAGGCGGTGAAGAGCAGTTTTATATGATTGATATTTCTCATCGATAATAAACAATATTAACATTTAAACACTTATAACGATGAAATTAGAATTTTACACAACAAATAGCTACACCTACATTGTAGCAGGTAATGTTACTTTCAAAAAGAAAGAGCAAGGTTACCCACAAGTTAATGAAGTGCCTTATGAAAAGGTAGAGAAACAAAATTTCACCGAAAAACCATATTTTTTAACATTCATTGATGTAGATGGTGAAATTACCGACGAAAATCTAAATGAAGCGTACACTAAATTCTGCAATTTCTGCAAGAGAAAACACGAAGCAAAGAAAATTCAGAATGAGAAAGAAAAGCAAGATTTAGAAGCTGACTTTCGTGCTCTTGAAAATGAAATTAAAGAGGGTAAAGTATTCGAGGCTAATGTAGATAACCTCAGTAGAATATTGTATTATCTTAATTCTATGAATTGGGGGGTATGGCGATTACCCAATATGTCAGTAGGTTACAGTGCGCACCAATACGATTACAATGGGCGCAATGTTACCACAATTAGCCTTGATGAACCTATTAACTATTATGGCGAAATGGTTAGTAAATTCAAAATAGGGGGTAGTCGCAATTTCTTGCCTAAGTATCGCTTTATTAGATAAATTAAAAGCCCCTAACACTACATTAGGGGCTTTACTTTGTAAAATTAAAACAAGTCTAACGATTTAAAACCCTTAGAAATGAGGGACAAAAATACAAAATATATGGATAATGACAAACTTTTTGAACTAAAAATGCCTAAATTCTTATTGGCATTACAGCCAGAGCCTGAGCATTTGCCTAATGGTTTTCACTTTATCTACTCACCCCTCTACTTATCTCTGATATTGGTAATTAGAGAGCGCACACAGCAGATAGTTCTTAACAGAGAATTAAAGAGCAAGCCTCAGAAGTTATATGTATTCAATGAATATGAGAAGTTTAAACTCATAATAATTCAGAATAACGTAAAGATAACAGGAGGGGAATTAGCCCCTGCTATTTCTGAAACACAATTCTTAGATGAAGCGTGGGAATGGTATAATACTAATATGATAACACAAGAATAATTATGACAGCACACGAGAAAGTAATATACATCATTCAGCAATTGGAGTTATCCGATAGCAAGGTAGCGCGTGCTATTCAGAAGAGCACATCGGCAGCAACTCACAAGCGAATGAGACTCAGAGACAACAAGTTTACCGATGAAGATTTTCAACGAATACGCGATTTCTACATCGAAAAATTGAGGAATATAGAAAAATTGGAATAAAAAACTTCTAAACCTGTCCCTTACTAAAAACAAAAGGTAAAAGGCTAACAAACAGTCTTTTACCTTTTTTATTACCCCACAGCTACCCCACAGCCCTCCCTTAGCTTCACTACAGCCACCATACAGCCACCATACAGGCAACATACAGCCAACACCTCTAAAACACCCCGCAACCCCTTACTACACAACGCCTCGCTCCCCCTCTTACCTCTTATCTCTTAACTTCTTACCGTCCTTTCACAACACCCCAAAACACCCTACTTTTGTAGCAAATTCAGGTTTTACCCCTATTCCCTAACAACTAATGCTCAACCTTTGCAACCTCCCCGAATCCTTTACGCGCGAAATATCACACGTGCTATTGTTTGATGCTAATTCTTTCAGTTTCAATCAGAATATGCGCGCCCTTACCCCCAATGAAAATAGCTATCTATTGCGTATCGACCTGCATAACCCTGCACCTTATAACCGCAAGGTGAGTATCAAGCAGCAAAACCACAACGATTACTTCGATATACAAGTCTCCTTGCCCATCTACGATTTGTCTAAGGATACCCGCAAGAAGCTCATCGGCTTTCACAAGCAACGCCGTTACGTGGTCGCCCTGGTATCCGAGCAGGAAATGCTGGTAGTAGGCAACGCCCGCGAGCCTTTCACCCTCACTATCGACGACAATATAGTTGATAACGGCAAAGGCTCCGATACCTATATAGTTACCCTTACAGGGCAAACTATCATCTTCCCGAATATCAGTAAGATAACCGAAAAATTCCGTGTCCTTTTCTTTACCCCGCCTTTGCAATAATTTTGCACCATTAATGATTTGCCGATTAGCAAATTGGCAAATTAGCAAATTGACAAATTATTATGCTATTCTCTATCAATCATAATTACCTCGCTGAAAAACTCCCCGAACTCCTCTTAGCTTATCGTAAGGGGAGTTTCGAGAGTTCGCATTGGTATGAAGAGGATTACCACTATGATTTTCAGGAGCGCAACGCCTCTTTGCAACAAGGGCGCGACAGCTTCCCCGTAGTGGTAGATCTCAAGCAGCCCATCGTCAAATACACCTCTTACGGATATATCGGTACTCAATATATTATTACGTTATTAAAGGCGCTGGAATCGCACCAAGCCGTTACCGCTATCGTGCTGGACATCGATAGCGGGGGCGGAATGGTTTCAGGCACTGAGGAGCTTGCCAGCGTTATTCGCAGTTTGCAAAAACCTACCGTCGCCTATACCGGCGGTTATATGTGCAGTGCCGCCTATTGGATTGCCAGTGCTTGCGACAAGGTAGTCGCCGCCCCCTTTGCCGATGCTATTGGCAGTATAGGCACGATGTTGAGTTTTCAAGATTTTGCCCCTTTCTTAGAAAAATACGGCGTGAAAGTTCACGAACTCTACGCCCCCGAAAGCACTGAGAAAAACAAATGGTATCGCGACCTCAAGGAGGGCAACGAGAAAACCGTATTGCAAAACCTATCCGATACCAACGCCCGCTTTATTAGTAGCGTAAAAGCCTACCGCCCCGATGCTAAAGAAGAAGTTTTTAAAGGCAATACCTATAATGCTAAAAAAGCCAAAGCAATGGGACTGATAGACGAAATAATGACACTTAACGACATAATTAGTCAATTAGCAAATTAATAAAAGTATGAAACACGCAAGAATTGCCGCAATATTGGCACTCGCCAGTATCGACCTGAAAAGTCCCTTATTTGGGATTGAAAAATTTGTAGAGCTCAAAGAATCGCAGCTCGACAAGATAGAAGCCGCCTTAGCAGCTGCCGAAACCGCTGCCGACAACACCGCCCTTGAGCAGCTTATGGCAGAGCTGAAAGCCAACAACGAAAAGCTATCGGATGAGAAAACAGCCCTTACCGCTGAAAAAGAAGCCCTCACCGCGCAAGTAACCGCCCTTACTGCCGAAACTGAGAGCCTCAAAACCGAACTCAACAATCGCCCCGCACACTCATTGCCAGCCAATGATGGCAAAGAGTCAGCCGACAACAACGGACTTATTGACGGGTATTTAGACCCTAACGATGCTCACAACAAATTCTTAAACGAAATTTAACACTATGCCACAAGAAAAAACAATGAACGTAGATCAGATTAAAAATGAACTACTTCGCTACATCAGCACCAAGCCTAAACTATTGCAAGCTGCAATATTGTCTAAGGATATCTTGCTCAATGCGCACTCTCGTACCCTTACCAAGGTAAGAGGCGAATACGTATCGCTACATTCGCTCATTGGGCACGTAGTACAGGGCTTCAACTCCAAAAAGTGGACGCCCTACGGCGAATTGCAATTCCGCAAAAAAATAATGAAAAACTTCCATCAGAAGGTGGATTTTGAACTCGACCCTGCCGAAATACTCGGTACAGTGCTTGAGGAAATGTACGACGAAGGAAAGAGTTTGAAAGACAAATCAATCTCTAAACACGCTATTGATTTGCTCTTGAAAAAAATCATCTCCGACGTGAACATCTTATCGGTTACTGGTAAGTACGATGCCTCCAAGATAGGACTTCCCACACCCGAGTTTGGCACTTCTATGGACGGACTTAACGAAATCATCGCCAAAGGATTGAAGAATACCGAAAACCCGTACTTCCTCATTCCTGCCGATGCTATAACCAGTACTAACATCATCGATGTAGTAACCGCCTATGAGCGTGGCTTACCTGCGGGAGCGAAAGACCAAGTAAAGAAAATCTTTATGAGCGTTACCGATGCCGAGAACTACCAAATTGCCTACGAAGACAAGTTCGGGCAAAACAAGTTCCAAGACAACGCCCTCAAAACCCGCTTGGGTAAACGCGAAATCGTGGCTATCCCTAACCTAAAAGACGGTACCATTGTATCAACCGTCGAAAATGGTTTTGTGAAGATGGTTGACATCATCGACAATCCTGCTACTATCACCGATGTACAAGTAGATAAACGTATCTTGAACATTTTGGGTGAATTTACTTTAGGCTATGATTTTGCAATCAATGAGCTTACTTATGTGTACACTTCCGACGGCACCAAAAAACGCGGATTGAACAACAAAGACCTCAATGAGCTCTACTACCCTGAAGAACAAGGATTAGAAGCTTAATAAGGTTTCGGGGTCAGGGTTCACCCCCTGATCCCTATCCTCTAACCCCTAACACCTAATTAAAATGGCAAAAGAAGAAAAAAATACACCCGCCGTAGGGGCGAATGGCAATTCGCCCTCAAATGGCAATTCGCCCGAAATTGATAACGCCTCTACCGAAAGCAACGACACTCAAGTACAAGCCCTCAACGAGCGAGAGGCTGCCCTCAACGAGAGAGAAGAAGCCCTCAACCAGCGTGAACAAGCACTCAATGAGGTAGAAAAACATCTCAACGCGCGCGAACAACAACTCAACCAATTGGAGGAACAACTCAACGGTAAACCCGAAAAACCAACAGAAGAAGCCCCTCGCAAAGGTCACGAGTTTACATTCCGCAATGTGAGTTACAAGTTTGCTGACGATGCGCCTCAAATGTTGCTTATCGGAGGTGAAGCCCTCTCACAAGAAGAAATCGCTAATGACGAGGAACTACTCCTCCAACTCATCGGCGGACACTCTCCCCTTATTAACAAATTAACAAATTAGTACTATGGCAAAAAATTGTTTTGATAACGTTCCCCACGAAAGCCTCGACGCTTGTCCTAACGACGAAGTCAGCGGAGGCATCAGCACACGCATTTTGTACGCCCCTAAGGCGTTTGTAGATAAATGCGTATTGCCTGCCAATACCGGCGAACTCGGCAAAGCCAACACCATCGAAGACGGTAACCTTACCCTTATCGCTTCCAAATCCTTTAAGGGTATCGATGCACAGATAGACGAGGGAGAACTCAAAATCACACTCGTTGGCAATGCTGGCAATAAAAAAGCGAAAACCGAGTTAGAGTTTAAAATAGCTCGCTTTAGCGATGTAACCCTCGACTTCATCAACCGTTACAAAAACGTACCGATGATTTTCGTAGTCCCCGATGCTCAAGGCACTCTATGGGTAATAGGCACCAAGATTAACCCTGCTTATATGGATACTGCCGAAGCCACTACCGGCAAAAAAGCCGAAGATGATAGCGGTATTACCCTAAAAATCATCACAAATTCAAAACCGTACAAGTATGCAGGAACAATCGCCGAATCATAAGTACTTTAAGAGTCTGCTTCCTGAAGGAACCGCCTACTACACCCAACCTAAAGAGTTGGGAGGCGGATTGGAGGCAGTAGACTTGAGTCGTATTCCTTACAATGTCAAGAGCCTATACATAGCGGGCTTTCCTTACTATGCTTTGCAAGAAGAAGCAGCCGAGCTACTACAAGCCCTCAGCACCGACATCTTGCTAAAACTCATAGAAAAGAAAAAACAACAATACCCACCCGATGTACCTATCTTAGAGCGCGCCTTGTCATTGAAAGAGGCGGCAAAAAACAATTCACCAAAATCAGTGAAAAGTGAATAATTACCGAGAACAATATAAACGTTTGCTCATAGAGTACGAACGCCTTGGAGGCAATCTTCAGGGCGTTCCTCGATTTTATTCATTGGAGAACGAAGCAAAGCTACGGAGGGAAATGAGCAAATTATCCAATTTGCCAATGAGCCAATTAGCCCCCGAACCCCCGAAGGGGGACAATCCGAAAATCGATAAATCGGCAAATCAAAAAATTGACAAATTAATCTCCGATTATCCCCAAGCCCTACACCCCGTATACCTCGCCAAGAAAAACCACTGGCTACAAGCCTGCTCGCTCAAGCTACAGCTTAACGCCCTCCCAGCCCACCAAGAAAGCCAAGCCCGCGCCCTACAGCAACAGCTATGGCACTTATTCGAGGAAATGGACGCCTGCGATACCGTGCTCGACCATTGGACCAAGTACAAACGCATATTGCTACCCACCGCCCCCTCTCAAGAAGAAGCGTTAGATAAGTTGAGCCCTACACAACTGGTACAACGCCTGCACACCCTGCGTAGTAATATCGTATCGAGAGAAAAAAGCCTTATAAAGTGGAGGCTACAAGCCGCCGAAAGTGAGGGCGAAAACTTTACTTTGATAGAAAAAATATTCCGAAAAACCGAAGAATTAAAGCAACTGAAGCTGTTAGTAAAAACAATTGAAAAAAAGATAGAAAAAAGTTGCTAAAATATTTGCACAATGATATTAATATTCGTATCTTTGCGCCGTTAATTTAAGCAAGATAAAAAATGAAGTATTCAGAATTGCACAAAAAACTAAAAGAAGCGGGTTGCTATATCATACGGCAAGGAGGTAATCACCCTATTTGGTATAGCCCACTAACAGAAAAAGAATTTGCGACAACCAGGCACGAAAGCCAAGAAGTGAAAACGGGCACACTGAACAACATCTTAAAAACGGCAGGGCTTAAAAAATAAGCCCTTGCCTATCACAGTAAATAAAATGATAATATGGAATTAAGGAAAACAAAAGTAAAAGCCATTATCGAACGTGGTGATGATGGTTCTTATGGTGTTTATTTAGAGAACGACGAGTTGAGCTTTGGATTAATGGGCGAAGGGAATACAGTAGCCGAAGCCATAGACGATTTTCTAACAGCACACAACGAGATGAAAGTCTATTACAAAGAAGTAGGCAAAGAATTTCCAGAATTAGAGTTCGTATACAAATATGATACAGCTTCTTTTTTGGAGTATTACAGCAAAATTATTTCATTGGCGGGGTTAGAACGCCTTACAGGAGTAAATCAAGGGCAATTAAGTCATTATCTTACCGGTAGACGCAAACCAAGCGCAAAAACTACCGAAAAGATACAACTTCACTTACACGAATTTGGTAAAGAATTACAACATTTAGAATTTGCTTAAATTAACATCTAAATTCTGAATACTTAGGCGCAGTCGTAATGATTGCGCCTTTTTCAATAAAAAAAACTTCCAAAAGTGTCCCTTGAGATTTAGGTAAGGAATACCTCCCCTTAGCTAATACCCTAATTGATAATTATTCATTACAGATTTGTATTGTCCTTTAAACACTAATAATTCACCACTACCTTTGCGCCATTATTAACCCATAAAACTAAATGAAATGGCAAAATCTAAAGAAAACCTTTACCTCTTTGGGCTCTCTGGCTCTGTAGGCAAACAAATGGTATTCCGCAACACCGCACGCGGTACTATCCTCGCTAAAAGCCCCCGACACACGGGCAAAAAAACCGAACACCAAAAAGAGCAAGGCAAAAAATTCCTCAAGGCAGTAGCCTACGCCAAGCAAGCCCTTGCCGATAGTTCGCTATCTGCTATCTACAAAAAGCTGGCTGCCGCCTCGCCTAACAAGCTATCGGCTTACAACATCGCCGTTGCCGACTATCTCCGTCCGCCCGTTATCGAGCATATCGACACTACCGCCTACAAAGGCGCAGCTACGGGCGAAAAAATACTTATCACCGTTACCGACAATGTGAAAGTAACCGCCGTGAAAGTGCGTATTGAAAACAACGACGAGTCCGATGTAGAGCAAGGCAACGCCACCCTGCACGAAGGCAAATGGCTCTATGTTACCACTGCCACTAATGCTTCAATCTCAGGCGACAAAGTAATCGTAACCGCCACCGACCGCCCTGGCAATAACACCACCAAAGAAGTAGTGTTGTAATATTTAACAATTAATTTTACCCCCCTAAATTTGCGGGGGTAAAATATTTTTAGTAATTTTGCCCCCAATATTACTAACTAATAGTTATAATATAGACTCATTAATAATGAAAAACCTTATAAACACTTACGCACAAGAATTTTTTAATATCTTATTAGGTATTATACCTTTTGCTATGACTATTTTCAATGATCCTGTTCAAAAGGAGGATAGTCTATATGAAAATTTAGTTACTGCTGAAGATAGACAAAAGTTTTACGATGCTGTAGAAGAGTTACGAAAAAGTGAAAACAAAGGGCAAACACGTACCATTACCTTTAGTAACCAAAAAACCGTCACTATTGCAGTGGGATAAATTATGGAATTTAATCTTGCATTAAACACAGTTATATATATAATGATATTCATAGTTCCGGGATTCTTGTTTCGGAGCTTTTTTTATAGAAACGAATTTGATAAAGAGTTTTATTTTGGCAATTTGTTTGAGCGATTTATCTGGACACTCTCCTTTAGTGTGCTAATGCTCTTTATTTGTTATCTTTCCATTAGTTTTTTAGTTTGGTCAGGGATAGACCCTATCCCTCAAATATCTTATGAAACCATCAGAGAAATCCATAATAGCATACATCAAGAAACTGATGTAAGTCTTCCTAATAAAGAAATTATAGAAGCCAAAGGTTTTAGTTTACTTATACTATGCCTGTTCTTATATATACTCCCTATACTATTAGGTTTGATATGCCATAGAATAGCAGTATCATACAACTACAATTTCTATAACTATTGGTATGCTCTTCTCAATGGCAAAAAAGACACCCCGCCTGAAGGTTTTAAATACGACCACACTTTAGCTTATATACTTACCCGCGAAAATGTGTTGTACCAAGGAGAATACAAACATCACCATCTGTCTAAAAGCGATAACGATTTAGAAACCGTTATTTTAAAACAAGTAAGAAAAAAAGAAAGTGGCAAAGATTTCAAAGCTATACCAGGTCATAACTTTTGCATACATAAAGACGATATACTAAACATCAATTTAACCTATATATACGAGGAATACAAAAGCCAATGGAAGAGTGTTTTAGCCAAAACATTAAAAATAATAGGAATATTACTTTACATCTCATTGATATTTGTTTTTATCTATATACTCTATAGCAACCAATTATCCTCTTTAGATACCTTTGTAAAAAAACTCATTTTCTTTATTACCATTGTAATCGTATCAGTACCTATTGCCGATGCTCTTTTAACATTTTCGCTTCCTAAGAAGGATTCTATCCCCTCATTTCTCATTTTTGGGTGGATTGCCCTTTGGACATATCAAGGGGTCTCTATTTTGATGGGAATTTTAGTTCTACTTGCTTTGATAATAGCGTATGTTATGGTAATGAAACATTTATTTAAAAAGGAAGAAAACTCAGAAAACACTGAGAATAACATATCATCAACTGATTAAAAAAAAATAACACGAATGGAAAAAGAATTATTTGAAAACATCGGAATTTCTACCGAGTTAGAAACAGGATTAAATACTTTAGAATTAGATTTTGCTGAGTTTAAAGCTCTATTCAATACTACAGAAGAAAAAGCAATAGACTTAATTAAAAGAACTCTACAATTTTGTGATAGGAATAGATTAAAAAAACCTTTTTATGCCTTCGTAGATTATAATGAGGAAAAAGAATCTTTAGAGTCTATTACGCAAGAAGGTGTTTTTTTAGTTTGTTTGGCTAATGAACTAAATGAAAATTCAGTTCCAATAATGCAAAGTATTTACATAGACATTGTTTTGTCTCACTTGAAATATTATGCAGCTAAAAACTATAAGAAAAATAGAGGTGGAAATCATAATCCTAACCCTAACCTCACTGAAGAAGATATTTTAACTTTCAAATTACACAAAATCTCTTCTGATTATATTGATCCGAATTTTGATATAGAAGATAAATCACATTTCTTCTATGGTAAAAAGGTAGTCATCACGGGTAATTTTGCTAAATTCCCAGTACGTAACGAAATGGCTAAAATGCTATACGAGGTAGGAGCAGATGTAAATACTTCTATCTCCAAAAAAACAGATTACGTGATTGTGGGTGAAAATGCAGGTTGGAGTAAGTTAGAAAAAATTAAAGAATTTAATATTGAAACTATTGATGAGCAACGTTTTTTAGAACTTTTCAACCGCTAATCTATCCCCCTCAAAAAAAATATTCAAAAATAACTTGCAAAAAACTTGCAGGTTATTTTTTTTTGCGTACCTTTGCACCGTTACCATAAGCGTTGGACTTATTTCCAATAGAAATACATTTTTTACAATATAATCCGTGAAGGTGTCGTATAGCCGTAATGCTATACAGCAATCTGCTTTCCAGCACTTGTGGTAACAACGCCTATTCACGGATTTTTTATTTTTATATATTATGTTACCACAAGAATTAACCTTAGAAGAAATCGCGCAACGAAAAGCAGCGCGTCGTCGCTTCCGCGAGCTCGTAAAACAACGCTGGCAAGAGGAAACGCTTAAAACCCTCTCCAAAAAAGCGTTCAAGAAAATCAAACGTACCGAAAACCCCGAACCCGACCTTATGGTATTAGCCAAAGAGGTAGGAGGCTCTTTGCGCGTGCGCTTTAGCAAAGGGCTATGGTACTTGCACTTCACTTTCTTTGGTAAAAAGGTAGAGAGCGCAGCTCCCACCCTTACCGAAGCTATCAACGGCTTAATCATCAACAAACACCTTCAAAATTTAAAATTCACAATTCAAAATTAAAGATATGAAAACAACTAACAAAACCCCTCGCGCCTTGAGCCAAGAGCTCGGCATCAAACTCTCAGATTGGACACACAACGTTACCTCGTATTTTGATTTTTGTGACGACAAGCAGGAACAGCTTTTTGCCATTATCCGCTCCACCGAAGACCCTGATATTATTAACACCCCAGAGGAAAAGGCAATCATACGCGATGTGCTTTCCTATATGCTTTCCCTCTCGTTCATTGTATTGCGCGAAAAGCAGCAAATAGACGAATTTTTCGAAGATTACAACGGATTTTTATAATTATGAACGACTACAAAGAAATCCTCAAAACATTACTCTTGCGCTATTATTCTCCACAATTTGCGGGGAGTGAAGCAAAAGCGTATCACACCACCTCGCAGGTGCTCGCTATGGCGCAGGGCGTAATCCCTAACAAACCCATAGACCAGCACGATGTGTACGAGGTACTTCAAGAATTAGGGTTCACCATCGAACTGGTAACAATGCCCGATGATACGCAGGTGTATTGTTGGTGTATGTACAAAAAAGCCTTGCAGTAGCAAGGTTTTTTTTTGTCCTTTCACTTTTTTTATTTCCACACTACCTTTGCAAAGTAATCAAACCTCTAAACAAATGGACCCAAAGTACAAATTTTCACCCGTACCAGGCGAATTGAAAGAATACCTATTTGCCTACAATGGCATCCTCGCCATTCGCAATTTTACCGCCCGTGTGGAGAACGACCGCCTTATCCTCCACAACGCTGACGATGTGAACTTCTCTATTCTTGATGCCCTTGTGAGCGAAGTGGAGATCAACGGCGTGGTATACGACAATCCCACCGATGCTCAAGAAGCTCTCTCACGCCTTACTTTTAACAAGAATGTACCCGTACTGCTCACCCGCGAACAGCGTGATATGATTATCAACTCGGTACAGAAAGAAGCAGGCAAAGGCCTAAGCAGCAATGATTTTACAAATGAGCTCAAGCAAAAACTCGAAGGCTTACAACCTACCGATACTTCAAAACTTGTACCTAAAGGCGGTTATGACGGCACAGGGCAAGAACTCAAAGATGCTATTGACAACCTGCAAACTAAAATGGGGAATTTAGAAAATACCCTCTCCGTAGATGACACCGCCTTTGACACCCTGCAAGAAATTGCAAACCAAGTAAAAAACAACAAAAACCTCAATACCTTGCTCACCGCCAAAGTAGATAAAGAAGAAGGCAAAGGCTTGTCGGCTAACGACTTTACCAATGAACTAAAAGAAAAATTGGAAAACTTTTCATACCTTAGTGATAACCTTATTAAGATAAATTCTTGTTATCCAAATTCTCTTTTAAAAGAAAATCTTCAAAAAGGAGTTTTTTTTACTTTAGAAAGGTATGTAATGTACTTAGGTAACTTTATACTGTGTTATGAAGGTAAAAAATTAGGTGAAGGCACCGATATTTATGTGTCTACAGAAAGAATTGACGACTCAAGTTATCTCCCAAAAAACCACAATTATAAACCTATAAAGGCTACTCTTATTCATTATGAAGCTCGTTATGAAAAATGCATCTACCTTGTAAATGGAGAAGAAAATAACTTTAGTAACTCAGGATTCCTTAAAGTGGTTTCTCAAGACTATTTGGGCTATTTAGCTTTGTTTAAATTTGATAATTTCCCTATGTATAGGACAGACCCCGATAGTTATGTTAATTACGCTTGGGAACTTTTAATTAATGAAGGTTTTCGAGATGCACATATAGGTTTATTAAACCTTGTAGACACAAAAGGGAATGATACAGATATATTTATACGGTATCAGGAAAAAGCTCGTTACACCGTAATGAAAGTAGGAAACGATGTAGGCAACATTACTTTTTTTAATGAACTCAATATTGAGATTGAGGGTAACCACAAGATTACAGGTAAGGCAGGTTCTACCGCTGAGATTGTTTGTTACGGAAACAAATATTATTTCAAAATACACAATGTAGAATAACTCAATGGAAAAAATCTTTGTAATTCTCTGGATACTACTCAGTATCTACATTCTCGTACTCCTTATGATATTCGCCGACCTTTGGAGTGGTGTGCGCAAGGCTAAACGGTTGGGTATTGCACGTAACTCATACGGCTATAGGCGTACCATTAGCAAAATGGCACAATACTACAATATCCTTATTGCTTGTACTATTGTGGATAGTATGTACGGCTTGCTATCTTGGTACTTAGAAATCTATTACCAAACCTCATTGTGGCTATTTCCTTTTATCACTTTCTTTATGGCGATAGTGTTATGCCTGATAGAAATCAAATCGATACGCGAAAAAGCTGAAGACAAAGTGCGGTTCGACCGCGCAGGACAAGTCGTTCAGCAAGTGTTTATCAATCGTGATAACTTAGAGGAAGTTGCTAAAACCATCTCTAATTATATGAATGAAAAAGCTGAACAAGCTGAACAGTCCGAACCATCCGAAAAATCTCAAACCTCTAATAACGAATAACAATGACCCCAAAAGATTTTGTAAAAAAGTATAAGTCTTTTGCTTTGGAAAGCGAAAAAAAAACAGGTATCTCTCACCTCTTCACCTTGGCGCAAGCTGCCTTAGAAAGCCGTTGGGGTGAACGTGCAGAAGGTTATAATTTCTTTGGCATCAAAGCTAAAGCAACTACGCCACTGCCTAATAAGCAACTATGGGTCACTAAAGAGGAGTTGGCAGTTCCCAACTCTAATAAATTCCCTGAAGTGTTGAGTATTACCAAGCTTTCTAACGGTAAGTATCTCTACAGAGTAAAAGATTGGTTTATGAAATACAGCACACCTGAAGAAGGGTTTAGCGCGCACTCCCAATTCTTCTTTATCAACAAGCGATACGCTAAAGCGTTGCTTGTAAAAGCAGACCCATACAAGTTTGCTGATGAAGTAGCAAAAGCGGGTTATGCTACCGCTACTAACTATGCGAAAATCTTGAAAGACGTGATCAAAATTATAGAAAATAATAGCTAATGAAATGTGTTACCTGTATATTGCTTTTTATGTTATTTTTATCGTGCAACACTAAAAAAGTGGTTGCCGAGAAAGTTGCTACGCAAACCTCTGAACTCGCTACGGTGGGCTCAGGGTTTGCTTCTTTACAGCACTCACTACTCAGTTATCAGTTGAGCACTGTAGGACCCGATGCGCCCTTAGAATACACTCACGAGGTAGGGGGCAAAGTGGTAGAGCGGATTACCCTCAAAGGGGGTACGCTCAGTGTTGTGAAAAGTGATGAATTTAAAGTGAGTAGTAGCACAACGAGTGTTTCCTCCAAAACTTTTTCTTTTACGAGTACTAAACATAAACAAGTACAGCGCACTTCTTTCAATTATTGGTGGTTATTGTTATTGTTCTTACCTCTTATCTCTTACCTCTTATATAAAAAAAGATGACCGATTATTTCATTACCTCTCAATTCGTGTTAGACCTTTCGCGCATTGCTATCTCTTATCAAGAGGAGAACCCGCGATTTAAGGATACTTTCTTCACTCAGTATTCATTGCCTTTCGAGTTCCAAATGAATGCCGACTTGCGCTTGCGTATGGGTAATTATACTGCCCTCAACGCTACCAAACTCAAGAAGAAGTACGACGGTTATCACGTGTTGGACGGTCGCGTTCGTAAAGGTACGCTCGAAATACTATCGGTAGAAGGGAACTTAGTATCGGCACAAATAGATTCGGGTTTTGAGCAATTGCCTAACTTTGAGAAGAAGCTATGCGACCTTCCGCTTTTGCGCAAACGCATACCCGATATATACGCTCACGCCAATGAGATAGTCACTAAAAAGTACCCCGAAGTGGATTATAACTTTCCTAAAGTGGTATACCATAAAGATAAAAGCCAAAAAGGGTGGGAATTGTTCTTTCAGTTTATCAATAATTATGGTTCAGAAGGGTTTATTCGCAACGAGGCTAATAGAAATTACAACATTATGCACCCTATGCCTTACCTGCTCTATGTACTCAAAACGGGGTTTGCTGATGCAGGATATGAACTGGCAGGCGACATCCTCACCGATGAAGATTTCACCCAGCAGGTGTTGTACAGCAATACGCCTTACTACCTCACTACAGCTCAACAAGAACACACCCTCACAGCCGTAGAGCCTACTTACGAATTTGCTACGGCAGGAACGTGGCGGTTAGTTTGTGATAACCAACCGATAAGCGGGCAGGTTGCCATTAGGTTAAAACTCGACAACGTGATCATCCGTGAATTTAATTTTGAAAAACCAGACACACTCAGTTTTACACAGCTGCTCACTATCGACACAACAGGACAAACATTGGCTTTAGAGATAGAAGGTACTCCGCAACCCCAACTCTCTATGAACCTCAATATCGTGGCACAACACAGCGAAGACGGCAATGTGATAGAACAGGTAATAAACCCTAATATAGTAGACCTCAAACGCGCCGTGCCCGATGTTACTTTTGGCGATTTGGTAAAAACGATTAAGAATTGGAAAAATTACGATATGGTTATCAAGGGACACAAATTATATATGAACCGTATCAAGATAGAAGAACGCACACACGCTAAAGATTTCCGCACTTGGGAAGTACGCGAACCTAAAAAAACATTTCTTACGAAGCAGTCGTATCTTATCAAGTTTCCTGAAATGGATGATAAAGCCTATCAGTTGCCCGTGATACAAGTAACCGACAACAGTTACCAGATACTCAACACGCAAGAAGCGAGCAAGGTGACCAATTTTACCGAAATACAAATAGGAGGCTATTGCTTGCCCCGAGTGATGTATAAAGGGGATTATACAGCTATAGCGCGCAAGAGTGGAGAACAAACCATAGGGCTGATATGGTACGATGGCTTGCACAACGGAGAAAACAATGCAGGTTTCCGCAAAGCCCTTACGCCTCCCTTAGTAGCTGAGTATTGGAAAGATTGGTATAAGATGCGAATTGCCGCCACTGAATACACGTGGAGCTTTGTATGTAACAAAAACCAATTCCGTCACATTGCCTTGCGTGATACCATTCTCGCCTATAACCAGCGTATGCTTATCAAGAGCCTTAACAAATCCGTGCTCGATAAAGAGCATTACCAAGTAGAGATCACTACAATTGCTATATGATGTACACCGCTTTCACCTCTCTGAATGTCTTTAATGACGACCGTCTCAACACCTATCTCGATACTATTTACAGTGCCGTGTTAGAAGTCTTCACTACTGAGCACCTACCCGTTGTTTGTGGCTCGGTAGCCAAGGTAATGCAAGGAGTGTACTCCGAAAATTACCTCGCCAAAGACATCGACTTAGTGATAGAAAGCTGGCAAGTGCACCGCTACTTAGAACAGCTATTGCCGTTGCTCTTTCCCACCGATAGGGTAGAGGTACGCCCCGAGCGGGTAATACTCTTTACCTCGTTTATAGCCATTGAGTTTTGGCGACCTACCCTTATCAGTCCTATTGCCTTTTATAAAAATACTGTAAAATACTATGTCTATTAGAACCTATACCGATCAAGAATGCCACGCCTTATATGCTCCAACATCTAAAGGAGGAGAAGAATATGTGCGTGATGAATGTTATCCCGTTGAGAAACCTCTCCCCGACTGGGAAGTATCACCTGCTACTATCCTTAAAGAGTGGCATCCCTCACAGCCTATACCTTCTACCGAAAACCTTACAGTGCATTATCCTGAATTAGGATTGCTCACCGTATACAAGAAGTACAAGGGATTTCGTTACTATGCGCGTATTGCTGCCAATGAATATGTAGAACTCATTGCACCTACAGGTGAAGACTTAGAAAATCTTATCGGACTGCAACATAACCTACAGTTGCGTTACAACAATTTCAGTAAGTTGCCTGAAAAAGGCGATGTAAAAATAAAAGTAACCTTAGGGGTAATTGCCACTGAAGAGAAGAGCGGTAAAGTAAACGAAATAGACCTACCTACCGAGCGTAAAGAGGTAGTGATTACCTTGCGCCGTACCGATAAAGCAACGCCAAAACCTAAAACCAACGACAAACCCGTGCTCAATATGGTGCTCAACACGGCTACCAAAGAACTCACGGGCGACACTTCATTTACGTTCCCTACGACACCTCTTGATTATTATCACGAAATCGTATTACATCACGATTTTTGGCACTATAAAGGATTAGGAGATTACATCAATTTTGGTACAAGAACAGAATGGTACAAGGATCATTCTATCAATACCCCTTTCACAATTAAAGGAGTTGAATGGAATAGTATTGGACACAGTCTATTTGATATAAACCTAACAGGAACAAAAAACAATGCAACAGCAGTATTCTCGCTCTCCCAGTTTTACAAAGAAAACCCTACTATAAAAACTCTTAATTTTGATTTAAGTAAAACCCAAACACTTACTTTTGAAAGTTATTTCAGAACAAAAGATTCATTCGGAGTTTCTCACTACTTTACTATCAACCTCACCGTTATCAACGATGCTACCGCTTTTCATATTGATAAGAAAGAATTTAAATACCTGCTAAAAACGGACAAGAAAGAACGTGCCGAGGGCGTGTTTACCATTAAGAACCCTAACCGCCTCACCTTTACCATTAACAATGCTGATTTCTTAGAGGTTACTGAAATTAAAGGCAATGGCGAAGAGGAAGTTGTGGTAAAATTCCGCTCTCAATCTTCCGAACTGATGACAGTAGGCGAGCATAAAGGCTGGCTCAAGGTAACTTCTTCAGCGGGGAGCGAACAGATTGTGCAGGTACTCATTACCGTACAAACGGATATAACATTCACTACCAAAAAGGTGTACTTCTGTCTCGACAAAGAGCTCACCCGCGTACGCCAAACTGACCCAGAAAGCGAGTTTGTATCGGTTGCTCTCACAATGGAGTTCAACGGCTATGGGCGTACTTTCACCTCTACCCAAAACTACGATTACGTTTTTTTTGAGGGCGTGGCAACGATAGATATAGGGCAAGAGGTACAAGACTTTTTCAGAGACATCACTCCCTCATTGGAAGTGAATACTAAAAAGCTGCTCGCTCCTAAAGAGATTTTCAAAGCTACCAAGGTATCGGCAGTAATAAAAGAAACCAATTTCAAAGGCGCGGTATTCAAAACGCATACCCTTACCGATTTGCACTACCTCCCTGGGAAGAAACCTAAAGCCTATCCATACCTTACCCAAAGCCGTTTGCGCTCTACTTACAAGCAGAGCCTTATATCAGTATCAGCACTTACCCAAGAGGTACGCGCTCGTTCATTGGGACAAATAGGTTCTAACCTTATCGACCTTTCGGCTATTAAGGACCCGCTGGCAGTAGCTAATTTCAGTTTCTTTCGCACTACTGCTGATGTTACTTATGGGGCTACCGCTATTATCCGTAAAGAAACGCTTAGCCTCGAACCCAAGCCCGAACCTAATGGCACGCCTATCAGTGCGCTATTTCAAAACCAAAACTTCTGCCCCGATTGGTTCAGTTTTGCAGGCGAATATGAAGCACTGGTAAGTTACGAGCACACCCTGGCTGACAATGTGCTACTAAGCGAGGACTACAAAGCGCAAGTAAAAACCAAGCGCACTTACAAACTCAATACAGGTTGGCTCTTTTCTGAAGAGATAGAAGTATTATGGGAACTCATTAAATCACCTGTGTGCTTCTTGAGTATTGCAGGCGAGTGGCTGAAGGTAATACCAATCACCCAGAAACCACTGTCCTTTGATAGCACCCGCAACCTGCATAGCTTTGTCGTCGAATTTCAATTATCGTCTAACGACTAACCCCTGATACTTATGTTCACCAATATACAAGAAATCAAGCAATATACTAACGTTTCTAATCGTTTAGATTTCGACCTACTAAAAACCTATATCGAGGAGGCTCTACGTGTGAAAGTATATCCGTATATACCAAAGTCTGTTGCCGACACCCTCCCTTCCCCTTCGGGGGGTGGGGGGCTTAACGCGCTCGAACTGCTCAAAAAAGCAGTAGCCAACTATGCGGTGGCTTACGCTATCCCGTTTCTCAAGGTAAACTTATCCAACACGGGTGGCAACTACTACACCGATGACAAGATGGAAAAATCGCCTTGGTGGGATTTACGCGACTTAGGGCTTTCGTCTATTGCGATGGGTGACCGCGCTCTCAACGATTGTATCGAGTTGCTTATTACAGAAGGTAAGCTACAACGCGCAAGCGGTGTTATCAGTAGTGTGAATGAGTTTGAGAAGTATTACAGCCTCAATAACTCGTGGGAGGTTTTTACTAAACTACAGCCACTAATGCAATGGATGTGGGAAAGCATTATCGCACCACAAGTCAGCACCTGCACCCCAGATGATTTGCGCGCTTATCCTGCTATATGGGAAAAGCTACAGCGTACTGTCGTCTTCTTTACTGTTGCCGAAGCGGCTCAAATGCATAGCTTCTCATTCACGGCTACCGCTATTGTACAGCAGTGGGAGGAATTACCTTGGCAAAAGAGCAAAATACTCAACGCTGTCGAGCTATATACCCTTGCCAAACGCTTGCAACAACTCGCTCGCCACGAACTCGCCCAACTCAAGCAACTGCTCGAAAAAGAAGCGGTGGCTTGCTATGTACCCTCAGTAGCTGCCCAACAAGTAGAAAAAATGAAAAGCGGACTCTACTTCTAATCCCTAACACCTAAAATGGAACTTACTAAATTTAGCAAAGACAGCCTTTATCAGCGTATATCTGCCTCGTATATAGACGAGAATTTTCAGCTGCTTCCTGCCGAAGAGGCGGTGAAAACGCGTTTGCGCCATATACACGGCTTGCGCCTTTCTAATAAGTATTCTAAACACCAAGCCATACAGATACACATTCGCGAAATGGGCGTAAGCCAAGCCACCGCCTACCGCGATTACTCTTGGGCAATGCAAATATTTGGCGAACTCGATAAATCTGACATCAATGCCGAGAGGGCTATTTTAGCAGATAGTTATTGGCAGTTGTACCAAATGGCTTTGAAAGATAGAGATTTAGAACAAGCGCGCAAGGCGTTAGACTCCTATTCTCGCCTCTTCAATTTTGATAAAGAAGAAAAAGAAATCAATTTTGAAAAGATTACCGCTAATGAATACCATATACGTATGAGCCGTAAGAGTGCCAAGATGTTACGTGCTGCCCTCGCTTCAGGGGTAGTGGATTTCAACAGCTTGCCCGCTACCGATACCGAGTACGAAGATATAACCGATGAACCCGACGATGAAACCGCTGATTAAACCTGTTAAACAAATCCTCCTCAACCCTATGCAGATGGCTGCCGTATCTGCCAACCGCTATGCGGGTGTAAAACACATTTGCATAGAGGCGGGGCGTGGTACGGGCAAGAGTACCATACTCGGTTGGTTTGTAAAGGAAGCGGTAAAGCAAATGCCACGCGCTACAGGTGTACTGGTAGGGTCTACTTTTGTGCAGATAAAAAGCCGTACTTTTCCCTCTACTAAAGAGGGTTTGGAGATGTTTGGTTTTTATGAAGATGTAGATTATGTGGTAGGGCGCAACGGCAAGTCGTTAGGCTTCGAGATGCCTTTTCAAGCCCCGAACTCGTGGAGCAACGTGGTGCACTTCTCTAATGGCTTTATATTGGTGCTTGTATCTCTCGATGACCCTAATAGTGGGCGCGGATTAAACGCTTACATCGTTATTGGCGACGAAGCGGCACTGTTAGAATACGATAGACTTTTCAACAACGTACTGACAACCAACCGCGCCAAGAAGATAGCTTTTGATAAGGCAAGCCTGCTGAATGCTACTATCTTCACCTCGTCAGTTGCCCTCACCAAAACGGGAGAATGGTTCACCGCCCGCGAAAAACTCGCCAAACAGAAACCTACCGAGCACCTCTTTATCAAAGCCAACGCCCTCGTAAACCAAGAAAATCTCAAACCTGGGTGGATTCAAGAAATGTATGAGCAGCGCGTGTCCGACCTCCTTTTCAACGCCGAAATAATGAACATCCGCCCTGGTAAGGTTGCCGACGGCTTCTATGCCAAACTATCAGCCGATAAACATTACTACAAGTACCAGTACAACACCACCGCCCTGCAAGACTTCTCACAGAGTTTCACACCCTCTTGCACCTACGACAACGATTTGTTAAGCGGTGTACCCCTCGAACTCTCTCTCGACTTTGGTGGGCGTATCAATTGCGGTATTGTAGCCCAGGAAAGCAAGGTGGCAAATACTATCAAAATCCTCAAAGACTTCTTTGTCAAAAACCCACTCAAATTGTCAGATTTGATAAAGAAAATCATCGACTACTACGAGCCTCACCGCGCTACCTGCAATAAAATATACCTATACCACGACCGTTCGGGCTTTAAGAGCGAGGCAAATAGCAAAACCACCTTGGCGCAAGATGTAGAGAATATGTTGCGGACAGCAGGCTGGCAGGTGTTTAATCGCACCCCCAACACCAATAACCCAAGCCATATCCTAAAATTCCGCCTTATCAACGAAATATTAGAGGAAAACAACCGTGCCCTACCCTTTGTCCGTCTCAATGAGGACAATTGCCCCAACCTCATCGTATCTATGGAAAACGCCGCCGTAAAGCAGAAAGAAGACGCCTTTGAGAAAGATAAGAGCAGCGAACGCTCCACCACCATACCCCAAGAGCACGCCACCCACCTCTCCGATTGTTTTGACTACCTCTTATGGTGGAAATACGCTTACCTCCTCGATAACGCCTACCACGATAGCTTTATCATCACCACCGTATAAGTGCAACCCGCACAAAAAAACTTCGGAAACTGTCCCTTACTAAAAACAAAAGATAAAAGACTGTTTGTTAGTCTTTTATCTTTTTTATACCCTTACACCTTACCCCTTATCTCTCACTGCTTACCTACAGCACTATTCGAACCAACATTCTGGCAACATCGAACCTACACCCCGAAAACCCTTACTACACAACGCTTCACGTCCCCTCTTACCTCTTATCTCTTACCTCCCAACCGTCCTTTCACAACACCTCCAAACACCCTACTTTTGCCGTACCATTCGTTTTACACATAATATTATATTTAGTTGGAGAGCGTGCCTACAATAGTGGGCACGCTTTTTTTGTATAAACCACACAGTATGTAACAGCAAAAAAAATGAAAAAAAATCAAAAAAAGTTGTTGAAATATTTGCTTATTACGATTTTTCGTAGTATCTTTGCAGAGTATTTGAAAGTCAATGATAAGGCATTAGCCTTGAGTGTTTAATCAAATTTTGAAATGATGGTTTTTGAATTTAAACTAAGTTTCAGAAGACTAAAAAAAGGCTGGTCAATCCTGCTAAGAATCAAAGCCAGCCTCAAAGAAGTTTTAACAACCTTCTTGCAGTAGTCTTTGAAAAGGTGGGGGAGCGAAAGCTCTCCTGCTTTTCAAAAACGTTGCAAAGGTATAAAATATTTTGTAACTATGAAATTATTAAAGCACATTAAGAACATTTTCCAAATGAAAGAGGGAGATGAGTACAACATTACCTTTCGCATCTCAGCCGAAGATATATTAGCATTCTTGCTATTTATTACCCTTGCCCTTTGGCTTATCTTAAAGTAAATCACTATGGAACAAAAACAAACAATGCTACAGCTATTAGATGATATAGTAGCAGATGTATCGTGGGGAAGAATATCAAAAGAATATTTTGGTAAATCATCGTCGTGGATATACCACAAACTGCACGGTCGCGATGGCAACGGAGGCGTAGGGGAGTTTACCCCTGCTGAAAAAGAACAATTACAAGGAGCCCTGTACGACATCGCCGAACGTATCCGCAAGGCAGCCAGTACCATAACACAGTAACCATTGTTACTGTTATTGTTTAACACCTTTAGGGGCGCACTCATCAACGAGTGCGCCCCTTTTCTATTCCCTGAAACCTGAAACCTAACACCTGCCACCTGCCCTCCACCATATATCACCCCATTTTCCTAAATTCAAATTGTAAAAATCACTAAGGCGGCGATGGGCTTCATCGTCTTTCAATGAACACATACCCGCGCCATCACCCGCTTCACCTATTCAATATCAAGTACTTAACACTTTTATAATGATAAAAAAGCCTGTCCTTTCCCAATATATCCCTACCTATTACCTTTGCCCAATAAATCCCCAACCCTTATGAACAAAGTTTTTTTAAAGGACGTACTTGCTGAAATGAGAAAACTCGATGAGCGCAAAAAACCCATACCTTTCACCATAACCGTACGCACCTACAACAAGCAAAACAGCTTTGGCGGCAAACTCTGCACTTACACGGGCGCAACCCTTATGCAGCAACCCCGCAACAAGCAAGATTTTGAAAAGAACCCCAATCACTGGCAAAACAAAACCCGCAATATCAAACTCAGCGACGGCACTATAAAGAAAATTTGTATCCTCTTTATCGTCGCTTTCAACGGAAAAGAAGTAATCTATTAATTAGCAAATCTGCAAATGAATATAGTAACCAAAAAAGATTTATCCGATAACTACGGAAAACCTGTATTCTATTTTACAAAGTTTTTTCCTGAAGGATACAAACCTCCTAAAAATATAATGAAAAGAACAGCCAATGAAGAATATCAAGGGAGTATCTTTTTCAGTAAAGAAAATGCTAACCGTATTCTTTCATTAGATGTGTGGAAAACGTGTATATATCCATCTATCTATCTGCTACGCGACGGCTTCTGTTACAATATCGATTGGAACGATAGCGAGTATATTGAAGTAACCAAACGTGCAGGCAATCAAATGAATGTACTACAAATGGTATCAATTATTATTAACGACTTTGGGTACACTTACCAAAGTGAAAAATGGAAATAATGAAACAATTAGACAAAGATTTTTATATGCTTTCAGCCTCCAAAACGGCTGTTATTTTCGGCTCTGATAAGCAAAGCCTCTCCACCCCTAAAACCCAAAAAGATTCAAGCGACACCGATAAGTTCGCCGCTTGGGGCGACAATAACCTATACCCACAAGAGTTCACCAAGAAACTCAACAAAACGGGCGCGGCTATTGGGGGCTTGGAGGTGCTCATCTCCGCCCATTACGGCTTGGGCTTCCGTCTCTACCAAGATGTAGAAACTGAAGAAGGCGTAACCACTCGCGAACGCCTGCGCTCGGCTTTCCCCGATATTGATAGCTTCTTCAAAACCTGCCGTTGGGACGTAACAATGGCAGAGATTATTGAAGATTTTGAAACCTACGGCATTGCCTTTGTCGAATACCTACTCGCTCCCAATTTCGAGAAGATTGTATCTATAAAACGCCAGCAAGCCCCGCATTGCCGCTTAGGAGTCCCCAACAAAAAAGGCTTTGTCGATAAAGTCTATATCAATACCACTTGGGGCGACACCCTCAACGAGGAACTAACTGTTGAAGTACCCTTTTTCTCCGATATTCACAATGTTGCAACCCTCAAAGCCTATTGCAAGGAGAAGAAAATCGAAAAGTTTATCGTGCCCGTAATGCGCCCGCTCACTACAGAAAAGAATTACCCCAAGGTAAAATGGCATAGCTCCTTCTACAACGGGTGGGTAGATGTAGTGCTTTCCGTGCCTGCGTTCAAAAAATATATGTTTGAAAACCAATTGAACCTCAAATACGTGATATACATCGCCGATGATTTCTTCCTACACAAGTTCGGGCGCGAGGAATGGCAAGAAATGCCACAAGAAAAACGCGAAGCCGCCCGACAAGAAACTATCAAAGCTATCGACGATCATATGAGCGGCAACAAAGCTGCAGGGCGTTCGTTCGTCTCGCCATTCTTCCGCGACCAGAATAACAACCTTATAAAGGGTATAGAAGTAATCCCTATCGACGATAAGATTAAGGACGGCAACTTCTTGCCCGATGCCAGTGCTGGCAATTCCGAAATACTCTTCCCTATGGGGGTAGACCCTTGTCTGCTCGGGGCAGGTATACCAGGGGGCAAAAACCTATCAGGCTCCGGCTCCGATAAACGCGAGGCGTACACCATTCTCTCCACCCGTATGCCCGTAAAGCGATTGCGCACCCTCGAAGTCTTCGAACGTATCCGCGATTGGAACCAATGGGACAGCACCCTATACGGAAACTTCCCCAATATCAACCTCACTACCCTCGACAAAAACCCCAACGGACAACAAACAATAGTGAATTAAAATGGCAAGCAACAACACTACATCACAACTTACGATACGTATCAACGGTAAGGAGGTAGAGAATACTTTTACCGCCTTAAACCGCGAGGTGCGCACACTCTCTCGTGAACTCCGCAACCTCACTCCTGGTACTGAAGAGTTCCAACAGCGTGCAGCACAATTGCGTGAAGCACAAGCGCACTTCAACCGTGTACGCGATGAAATAAACCAAGTGAATGGGGCTATAACGCAAACGGCTACCAGTACTTCACGTTTTGGCGACATCGTACGCGGGGTATTCACTGGTAACCTTATCACGGGCTTCTTTTCCTCTTTTGTGGGCAAAGCACGCGAATCAGTGGACGAACTCCTCAAAGTATCCGACCTAATGACGGGCGTAGAGAAAACCACAGGACTCGCCTCCGAGCAGGTACGCGAGTTGTGGAACGAGTTCGACAATCTCAATACTCGCACCTCCAAGCAGGAATTGCTCAATATCGCCCAAATAGGCGGTCGCTTGGGCATTACCGATAAAGAGCAAATCAAAGAGTTTACCGAAGAAATCGATAAGATATACGTTGCCTTGGGCGACTCGTTTCAAGGCGGATTGGAAGAGGTAACTACCAAGGTCGGCAAACTCAAAAACCTTTTTGAGGAAACCCGTGACCAGAACTATGGCGAAGCCCTCAACGCCATTGGCTCTGCCCTCAACGAACTGGGGGCGAATGGTAGCAGTAGCGAGCAGAACATCACCGATTTTGCCACCCGCATAGGGGCGTTGCCTGCCGTGCTAAAGCCCTCTATCGAAAAAACATTAGGGCTTGGGGCTGCCTTTGAAGAGAGCGGTATTGATGCCGAAGTGGCTTCCAGCGGTTACTCGCGCTTTATGAGCGTAGCGGGTAATAATATCGCAGCTTTTGCCAAACAGATGAAACTCACTACCAAAGAAGCCTCCGAACTTTTCAACACCCGCCCCGAAGAGTTCTTTTTGCGCTTTGGCGAAAGCCTCAAAGGCTTAGGAGCTGAACAAACAGCAGGCGTACTCAAAGGTTTAAAGCTCAACACCCTCGAAGTGCAAAAAACCCTCGGTACAGCAGGCGACAATGCCGACCGCTTCCGCTCTCTGATGAACCTCTCAGGACAAGCAATGCAGGACGGCACCTCTATACAGAACGAGTTCAACAAAGTGAACGAAAATACCGCTGCTATATGGGAGAAGATAAAGAAAGTATTTGCCGAAACCTTTACTTCCGACACTATGGCGCAATGGTTCGGCGGACTCATCAAGCTACTGGGCTGGCTCACGGGGGTAACCTCCAAAGCAGGCGATGGCGTGAAAGTCTTCCGCGAGCGTATTGCTTTCTTAGCAAAAGCCATAGCGGTATGTACTACCGCCGTAGTAAGCTACCGCGCTGCCGTCTATCTCTCTACCATAGCCACCAAAGCCGCTTGGCAACAAACCATCTTGTACAATGCTGCTATGAAAGTAGCAAATGCTACTACTGCTTTGTGGAAAGGTACTGTATTGCTGCTTTCGGCTGCTAAGGCAACACTTACAGGTAATACTATTAGAGCAACAGCCGCAATGCGCACTTTCAATCTTGTTGCCAAAATGAACCCTTGGGGATTATTATTAGGGGCTATAACAGCAGTAGTAACGGCTCTTGTATTATTTTCTAACAAACAGAAAGAAGTAAATTTACAACTCAAAATACAGAACGATGCTATCAAAGAAGCTAATGTGCAAACAGCGGCACAAGAACATCATTTGCGACAATTACTCAAAACTGCCAATGATACTAATAAAAGCTATAACGAACGTAAGAAAGCAGTAGACGAACTGAACCGACTTGTTCCACAATACAACAAACAGCTTACAGTTGAAACGGCTAACACCGACAAAGCTAAACAAGCTCTCGATCGATACATAGAAAGTATCAAAGCGGCTGCACGTGAAAAGTATTTAAAAGCATTGGTAGACCAAAAAGCTGAAGCCCTTGCAAAACAAGAATATTCATCATTAGAAGAAAATATAGCTTGGTATGAACGTGCTTTGAACGGAATGAAAAACTTTGGCAATCCTATCGCGGCAATGAGTGATGATATAGTAACAGCTGCTAAAAACAAAGTTCAAAATGTCAAAAAAGCAAACGACGAACTGAAAGCAGCTACCGACCTTCTCCTTAAACAACAAGAAGAAAACGCAAAGAATGGTGTTGTTGTTACTGATGATAATGTTACTCCTATATCTCCTGCTGGTGAAGGAACAAAAAAACAGCCCAAAGACTACGCCGATGAGTACCGCAATGCTAATAAGGCGCGCTTGGCAGCCGAGCAAGAATTGCAAAAAGAAATTACGCAAGGGTTAGAGGAAAGCCTCGACAAACAGTTGGCTCTTACCGAGCAAAAGTATAACGACAAGCGGTTCAAGCTACAACAAGAAAACGCCGACTTAGAGCAGGATATTCAAAAACTAAAAACAGAAGCGAAAGGCAATAATGACCCAAACCTGCTCAAAACAATCCAAGAAAAACGCAAATTGCAAGAACTCAACAAGCAAATAGCTGTTGAATACGAAAAACAAGAACAGGCCGAACTCACTCAAGTACGCGAAAAACACGCCGCCAAAGAGGTAGAGCGCACCCTCAAAGAGATGAACGACTGCCTTGCCGTTAAGAAACGCGAAAAGGCAGAGGAACTACTCCTTATTCAGGATTTAGACACCGCCAAAGAAGCTCTGCGCGGACAGATATCTGACAAAGAACTATCGCAAATCAAAACCTTAGAGGAAGCTAAAAAAGCCCTCCGTCGAAAAGCCGATGAGGAGATTTTAAAAGAAAGTCTTGCCAGCTTTGAGGCACAAAAAAAACTCCTAATGGATTACCTGCAAACCGTTACTGGTGAAGCCAAAGATAAACTTATAGAAGACATTCAGAAGGTAGAAGATCAGATGACTAAAGTAAAAGAGCAGTTGGATAACTTAAATACCAAAGAGGTAGATAAAGCAGCAGGCTCAGAACTCGAAAGGGTTGATGTATTAGGTTTTACTGCTTCCGAATGGGAAAATGTGTTTGCCAACCTCGATAACGTTCACGCCCGCTTCCGAGCAGTAGAAATGGGCATAGGGGCAATGAACAACGCATTTAGTGCTTTTAGCCAGTTGCAGGAAAACCTCAATGCACGCGAGCTTTCCAAATATACGGCTAACCAACAGAAGAAAAAACAAGCCTTGCTCGACCAACTCAACCAAGGCTATATTTCACAAGCGCAATACCAAAAGGAAGTACAACGCCTTGATGAGGAAGCAGAAGCCAAAAAGAAAGAACTTGCCCTCAAGCAGTTCAAAGCACAAAAAGCAGCCAATATGCTCAATATCATAGCCAATACAGCTATGGCGGTAATGCGTGCCTATTCAGATGCAGGACCTTTGGCAGGGACAGCTTTGGCGGCTATAGTAGGTGCAATAGGTGCGGTACAATTAGGAATTGTAGCAGCACAACAGCCCCCCAGCTATGCCAAGGGAGGTTATACCAAGGGGTTGGGTTTCACTGACGAAACAGGGCAAGAGGTAGCAGGGGTAGTGCACGGCAAAGAGTACGTAATACCCGCAATGCTCCTCTCCGATCCGCAAGTCGCCCGCGTTACCGAGTGGATAGAAGCTAAACGCACCGGCAAGGCGCAAAACACCTACGCTACTGGTGGTAATGTATCGGCAGAGTCCGACAAACCCTCAACTTTGGCAAAGTCTGAAAGTTTGTCAAAGTCCGAAACTTCTATGAGCGAACTCAAAAACACCCTCACTCAGCTAACTGCTACCCTCGACCGCCTCGAAAAAAACGGCTTAGACGCCTACGTGATTGCCGACGCTAAAAACGGACGAGAAATGCAACGCGCTATTAAAGAATACGAGAACATCCGAGAAAAAAACAGACGATAATGGATATAACAATACCACAAACGTATGAAGAACTGAATGAGCAACAACGAGAGGCGTTGTGCAGGATACTATTAACTTTGGATAACTCTGAAGAAACACCTTTGCGTATTATAAAAATATTGATTTCGCACCTACCCAATCGTACCCAACAGCAGTTATTGCAAGAAGTCACTTTCACTACGTTATGGCAATACGCCGAGCCTTTTCTCTCTACCGAAAAGCTATACCATTTTCCACCCCTCTCCTTGGGAGAGGTTATACCTCCTGCCCCTCGTTTGGCAAATCTTACTATCAAGCAGTTTTCCGTAGCTGATAGTATCTATTATCGTTTGCGCCTTTCGCAGTACCAGGACGAGTTGCTGTTGCGCCAGTTGGTAGCCTCGCTCTACAATCTTCCTGACACGCCTTTTGATGTACTGAACCTCCCACAAGTAGCCGAGCATACCGATAAGGTAGCTATAACTACCGCCTACGAGGTAGTGTTTGCTTACACCTGCTGTAGGGAGTACATCATCAGCAGGTTTCCAAAGGTATTCACTGCTAAAGACGATAAAAAAGATACGAAAGAAGAGGGTTCGTCATTCGTCTTTCGTAATTCGACATTAAAAAACTATACCCCCTTTTCAAAGATTATCAGCATAATGGCTATGGACAAGCATCAGCCGTTAGGCAACTGGCACCAGTGCAACGCTACCCGTGTGTACGATTTTTTTGAAGTCCTCACCGAATCAATATTACAAGCAGAACAGAAAGAAAAAAATAATTAATATGTATCTTCAGTTAAAAAAATATTTTTCCGATTTAGCAGACCAGAATGTTCATATCAAGGATAAAGTGGGTTATTTCTCTCGTGAGATTGCCGAAAAAGAACGCTCCTTCAATGGCATAGCCTCACCTTTTTTAGCTATTTACGATTACGAATTAGGGTTAGACGGAGGCGAATTGAATACTATGGGCAGGCGCAAACTTACGTTTTCGGTTATCTATGCAAATGCGCCTCACGACAATTTTGAGGCGCAGCAGGAGCTTATCAGTAAGGCTGAAGCGATTGCGTTACAGTGTTTGGCGCGTATCCGTTGGGATAACCACCAAAAGGGGCATTTTCTGTATAATTCCTTTGAAAAGGATTTGACGAAAATCTACCCCGTGGAGGACCCTCAAGCGCATTTCTTCGGTGTAGATGTAGAAGTACATTTCAAAAATCCAACACCTTTAATCGTAAAAAAAGAGGATTGGACAGTGCCAGTAGGGTGTAACTAATGACGAGTTATGAATGAGGAAAAGGAAATAGGCAAGAAAGCGGCTGTGATGTTGCAGAGCTCGCTGAGGGGCGAGACGGGGAAGTTTGGCAAGCACGTGCGCGGGGATAAGAATGCTTTGCAGAACGCGCAGGCAAAACCTCGTTACCGTACTTCTAAACGTATGGACGGCACCAAACAACAGTACCTTAAAGGTATTGCGATTGTGATGGGCAGGCACGGCTTTGTACTTCATTATGGTATTGAAAAGGGCAGGCTACGCAAGGCGCACGAGCGTACGCGCCACAAGCCGAGAGAAACGAAATACCGTGTGAATGCTCACGGCTACCGCAAGGGGCAGCCTAAACGTCCGTTTATTCAGAAGGTAGTGGATAACAGTAGGGCAATGGAATATTTGGCTAAGAAATTAGCACAAGCACGCGGCGAGGAGATAGTAACCTACTTAGCGCGAGGCTTGGAGAATGAGATTTGAGTAATCGGCGGGCAGTTCGGTATCAATATCGCGCAGGTACTTATCGAGGGCGGTAAAGGTAGTGTGCCCAGTGATGAGCATTAGTTGGCTTTTAGTCTCGTGCGGGGTGAGCGTTTTGCGCAATTGGCGATAGAGCTTGGTAATAAAGGTATGTCGGAATGAGTAAATGCCGTATTCGCTACCCATACCAAAAACTTCTTTCACTTTTTTAAACCGCTTAGTCCAATAGTCGCGTTTGTTAGATTCATTGGTTTCCCAACTTTCCACGCCTTGGGGAGCAAATAGAAAGTAATTAGGATTTGTACCTTTGAGGTGTTCTATTTCCTTAAAGAGGAGTTCGGGAATGATTTTAGTTTTTTGCAGTTGGTTTTTAGCATCTACTACGAGTTGGCGTTCTTCAAAATTAATGTCTTTTATTTGTAATCTGCACACCTCGATAGGGCGTAGGAAGTTATAGCTTACGAATTTAATCATAAGCAGCAGTTGCTTGTCGTGGGTTTCAAGGTATTTAAATAATTCTTCTTCTTGTACTTGGGTATAGGTTTTATTCCGTTCGGGCTTTGCTTTTAGCACGGGTATTTTGCTCACGAAATTATCGGTGATATATTCGTTTTCTTCTAAGAAAGAGAATAATATAGAGAGGCTTGCGCGGAAATTATTGCGGTTTTTGGGGCTTGTGCGTTGCAATACACTATTGAGGAAGTTTAGGACTGTACGTTTTGTAATTACGGAGAGCACTCGATCTTTAAAGCCGTTTTCATACAGCCACTTTTGGAAGTTCAGTATTCTGTATTTGTGATCTTTGAAAGAAGTTTCTTTCATTGTGGCTTTAGCGTTTTCTAATCCTAATTCAATGGCTTTTTCTATGGTTATTACTTTTTCTTCTGTATATCCCTCTTCATACGGACTGTGTCCATTTTTCAGTACATTTTCCACCATATCACGCAGTTGTTTAGCCGCTGCACGTCGTTCGGCAACATCTTTCAGGTTGTTAATACCATAGTAGAGCGGTGTTTGTCGTTCCATTTTGTTTGTCTTAGGATTAAGGTAAGAGAAGTACACGTACCAACGTTTTGTAATATCACCATTAGCGTCGTATATTCGAGGTTTTGTGTAGAGACCTTTGTTTTTCATATCGTATGCGTTTCCGTATGCGTTAGCGTATGCGTTTTTAAGTTTTTCACTAAATTCAGACATAAAAAAAGAGTGATTTATGCGTATAAACCACTCATTTTCTGTTATCTAATTTTTGTAGCGGGAACTGGACTCGAACCAGTGACCTTCGGGTTATGAGCCCGACGAGCTACCTACTGCTCTATCCCGCGATTTCTGGGTGCAAAAGTACAACCTTTTTTTTAAATACCAAACTTTTGGAAAACTTTTTTTGTACTTTTTTAATCTTCTAAATATATTCTCTTGATTCTGTGTGCCATAGAAGTGATCAATTCATAAGAAATAGTACCTGCTGATTCGGCTAAAGTTTCAGCTGTATGAGTTTTATCAAATACAATTACTTCATCACCTTCTTGACAAGAAATTTCAGTAACATCTACTAAGATCATATCCATACACACATTACCTATGATAGAAGCTTTTTTTCCATTGATAAATACGAAACCTTTCCCCTTGCCATAAATACGATTGATACCATCTGCATGACCTACAGGAATTGTAGCAGTTCTGGTAATATGATCGGCAATGTATCCTCGATTATAGCCCAAACTTTCACCTATTTGCAAAGTGTGTAGTTGTGAAATAACACTTTTCAGCGTCATAATAGGTGTAAGATATTGCTGCAATTCAACATCATTAGCGAAACCATACATACCTATACCACAACGCACCATATCAAATTGTGCTTGAGGATAGTTTAGTATACCTGAAGTATTGCATTGATGATAGAGTACTTTATGAGTAAATGTTTTGTTTATTTTTTCTTGAAAAGCTATAAAAGTATTGATTTGATTTTCTGTAAATTCTTTCTCATTCATATCTTCGGAAGCAGCTAAATGAGAATAAGCAGTTTTCACTTTTACAGTAGTATTGTTTTTTAACAGAGCAAGAGTTTCTTCTATTTCACTTAAGTCAAAACCTAAACGATTGAGCCCTGTATTACATTTAAGGTGTACCGGATAATTTACTAACTGTTGAATTTTAGCATAGTCTAAAAATAATTGGGCAATACGCTGTGAATATAAAGTAGGTTCTAAGTTATATTTTACAATATCATTAAAGTTTATAGGTTGTGGATGTAATACTAAAATAGGAAGAGTAATTCCAGCTTTTCTAAGAGCAATTCCTTCAGAAGTATAAGCTACTGCAAAATAATTAACTAATCCTTTTTTTTGCAAATGAGAAGCTATAGCTACAGAATTATTTCCATAGGAAGAGGCTTTCACTACAGCTAAGAACAAAGTTGTAGGTTTAAGTCGGTTTTTTAGGTAATGAATATTTTTTTCTAAGGCAGTAAGGTTGATTTCTAAAGTGGTTTCTTCTGTTTTCATTTTTTCTTTAATTTTTCTAACATTAATTTTGTTTGTTCTGAAAGTACTAATCTACCTGAAATAGCAGCATTATCAATCAGTTCTTTTTCCCAATGTTCAGTGTGTTGCCAAGTAATACGTTTCATTTCAGACAAAGCTATAGGATTAGATTTTAGCAAGGTGGTTATGAAGTGGTCTATAGCTTCATCCATATCTTTTGTATTTTCAAATACGCGAGCTACCAGTCCTTTTTGTTGAGCCCAGTATGCACTTTTCCATTGATCAGGTGCCATAAATAGTTCATTTAGAGTTGATTGTCCTGCTTTGCGAAGAATTGCAGGGGCTATCACAAAAGGACCTATACCTAATGAGAGTTCTGAGAGCTTAATACTCAAAGCTTCAGTTGCAAAAACATAATCTAAAGCAGCGAGTAACCCCACTCCTCCTCCAACAGCTTTACCTTGGACACGACCGATGATGAGTTTTTTGCAACGACGTATTGCTAAAAAAAGGTGAGCAAAGCCCTCAAAAAATTGTTTACCTTCTTCTTCATTTGTAACTGCTAAAAGCTCATCAAAAGAAGCGCCTGCACAAAAAACTCCATCTCCTTCACTTTTGAGTAGAATAACACTTACTTCTTCATTTTCGGAAAGAATATTGATTTCTTTAGTGAGTCTGTTAAGTAGCTCTAGAGGAAAGGAGTTTGCATTTGGATGTCCAAAAGTAGTAACAGCTAGCTGTTTATCTATTTTTGTATATAAAGAACCTTGTAATCTATCAGTCATATATTATTGTATAATTTTGGTGCAAAAATAAAACTTTTTTTATAAATAGGTTTGGTAATTCAAAAAAATATTTTACCTTTGCCGCGCAAANTTGTCTATCAGTTGTCATAGTTACAAATTTTGTGGCAAAAGTATAATTTTTTTTGCAAATAGGTTGTTTAATCAAAAAAAATATTTATCTTTGCCCTCACAATTGGGGATGTAGCTCAGTTGGCTAGAGCGTTTGGCTGGCAGCCAAAAGGTCGTGGGTTCGAGCCCCATCTTCTCCACAAATAAAAAAGCTATCCCAAAGGATAGCTTTTTTATTTTTCAATTACATTTAAAATTAGTGAAATCTTGTTTCTAATTTGATATATTCTAAAAATTCCTTTCTAACTTCAGGATCTTTAAACTTACCACCAAATTCAGCAGTAACAGTACTGCTATCAATATCTTCTATACCACGAGAATTGACACATAAGTGTTTAGCATCTATGATACAAGCTACATCTTCGGTTCCTAAAGCTTGTTGCATTTCTTGTACAATTTGCATTGTAAGCCGCTCCTGAACTTGTGGACGTTTCGCGTAATACTCTACTATACGATTCATCTTAGAAAGCCCTAAGACTTTACCATTAGAAATATAACCTACATGGGCACGTCCTACTATAGGTAACAAATGGTGTTCACAAGTAGAATATACTACTATATTCTTCTCAACTAACATCTCACCATAGTGGTAAGAGTTATTAAAAGTAGACATTGAAGGTTTACGGTCAGGTAATAAGCCCCCAAAAATTTCTTTTACAAACATTTTAGCTACACGTTTAGGGGTACCTTTCAAACTATCATCGTTTAAGTCCATTCCCAAAGTGTGGAGGATAGCACGTACATGCGTTTCTATCTCAGCTATTTTTTCAGTTTCATTTAACTGAAAAGCATCTGCTCTAAGAGGTGTGACAGCTGAAGTAGCAATATGGTTGTCACCTAATATATCTTCTTTTTGATTTTTATTCATTACTTATTTTTATATTATGAAAGTGCAAAGTTACTAATTATTCATCAAAAGTTAAAACTTTTTTGTGTTTTACATCTTGGTTAGTAATAGCTAAATGTATTACTTCTTCCATATCAGTTACATAGTGAAAAGTAAGTCCTTTAAGGTATTCTTGTTTGATTTCTAAAATGTCTTTCTTATTGTCTTTACATAAGATATATTCTTTGATACCAGCGCGTTTTCCTGCTAGAATTTTTTCTTTGAGACCTCCTACGGGAAGTACTTTTCCACGCAAGGTAATTTCTCCAGTCATAGCAAGGTGCTTTTTCACGCGTTTTTGGGTAAAGAGAGACATTAGAGAGGTGAGCATTGCAATACCTGCACTTGGACCATCTTTAGGAGTAGCTCCTTCTGGTACATGTATATGTACATCGTAATTGCTAAAAATCTTAGGGTTAAGGTTATATCTTTCGGCATTTGCTTTTAGATATTCCCAAGCGATGGTTGCTGATTCTTTCATTACTTGACCTAAATTACCCGTGATATTAAGCACCCCCTTACCTTTCGATAAGGCAGATTCTATAAAAAGAATATCACCTCCTACACTCGTCCACGCCAATCCTGTAACTACACCTGCAACCTCATTGTCTTCATATTTATCACGTTCTAAACGAGCTGGTCCTAATATCTTTTCTATAGTTTCAATAGTAATTTTAGGGTCATAGGTTTCTTCCATTGCAAGATTTTTAGCTCCATAACGTACTACTTTAGCAATTTCTTTTTCCAAAGCGCGTACACCAGATTCACGAGTGTAGCCTTCTACAATACGTTCTATTTCTTTTTTACCTAACTGCAAATCAGTATCTTTCATACCATGCTCCTCTAATTGTTTAGGCAATAAATGACGTTTAGCAATTTCAGTCTTTTCTTCTATAGTATAGCCTGTTACATTGATGAGTTCCATACGGTCTAGTAACGCTGGTTGTATGGTGGAAAGATCATTGGCAGTAGCAATAAACATTACTTTAGAGAGATCATATCCCATTTCGAGGAAATTGTCATAAAATTCCTTGTTCTGTTCAGGGTCAAGTACTTCGAGCATTGCTGAAGAAGGATCGCCATGGTAACTATTATTGCCTAATTTATCAATTTCATCCAAAACAAAAACAGGGTTAGAAGTTTTGGCTTTTTTGAGTTGTTGTAGGATACGACCAGGCATAGCACCTATATAAGTTTTACGATGTCCACGTATTTCAGCCTCATCGTGTAAACCTCCTAACGACATACGAACATACTCACGATTTAAGGCTTTAGCTATAGAGCGACCTAAGGAGGTTTTTCCTACCCCAGGAGGTCCATAGAAACATAAAATAGGCGATTTCATATCATTACGGAGTTTGAGTACTGCTAAATACTCTATGATACGACGTTTTACCTCTTCTAATCCATAATGTTCTTTATCAAGAATTCTCTGAGCTCTTTTTAAGTCGAAGTTATCTTTAGAATATTCATTCCAAGGTAATTCTAATAGCACTTCTAAGTAATTTCGTTGAATACCATAGTCGGGACTATTAGGATTAGTTCGTTGTAATTTACTGAGTTCTTTTTCAAAAAGTTCTTTTATATTATCATCCCATTTCTTAGTCTTAGCTTTCTTTTTGAGTTCTTCTATCTCTTGCTCATACGATACTCCCCCTAATTCTTCTTGAATAGTGCGCATCTGCTGGTGCAGGAAGTATTCACGTTGTTGTTGGTCTATATCAAAACGTGTTTTAGATTGCACTTCATTACGCAAGGTAAGACGTTGCAAATCAATATTTAGATATTTTAAGATCGCTGTAGCACGTTCTTTAAGTTCATCAATCTCTAATACACCTTGTTTTTCTAAAACAGTGGCATTCATATTAGAGGAAATAAAGTTGATGAGGAATGAGTAGCTTTCTATATTGCGAATAGCAAAAGCAGCCTCTGAAGGGATATTTGGATTTTCCTGTATAATTTTGATAGAGAGGTCTTTTACAGCATCAATAGTCGCTTCAAACTCTTTATCGTTTGGTTCAGGTTTTACATCAGACATCTCTTTGATCACTGCTTTGATATAGGGTTTTTCTTCTACAATACTCTCTATTTCAAAACGTTTTTTACCTTGAATAATAATGGTTACATTACCATCAGGCATTTTTAGTACTCTAAGAATGCGAGCTACTGTACCGAAACGGAAAAGATCTTTTCCTTCAGGTATTTCGGTTTTTTCGTCTAATTGAGCAACTACTCCAATTGTTTTAGTAGTAGCATAGGCTTCATTAATTAGATGAATAGAAGCATCACGTCCAGCAGATATAGGTACTACTACCCCTGGAAAAAGCACAGTGTTTTTCAAGGGAAGAAT